CACATTCGGAACAGGTGCAAGAGGGCTCCCAGGAGGCGCCAATCCTGCATCGTAGAATGCCTGGATGCCAAATTCATAAACTGCCAGAATGTAGTTGAGGTGGCGGATGATCGCAGAGGCAAAGCCATAGGTATTCACAGCACCGACGACGTTTAGCGCAGGCCAGGTCGTCGGGTCGTTGAGAGCACTGCCGTGAACCTGACGATCGTTGGCCGAAAGGACATACCAGATCCCGTCCAGATAGGCGATACCAGGGCAAAGGAACGGAGGCATGCTGCCTATTTGGGTGAAGGTCAGGGCTGCGGGAGGCGCGCCACCGATGGTATAACCAGTGGTCGTATCCTGTGCGATCACGTTTGTGTAGCCTGCAACTTCAATCCACGAGAACCACCTTCCACCAGCCCAAGGTGGGATTGTGTTCGTAGAACCGTCGGAGTAGATTGCGTAGGCATTTGGACCCTGCTGCACAATCTGAAAAGGGAGACTAGAAACGGAAATGATACCCAGGGAAACACCACCAGTGAGCCCACTGGCGTTCAAGAGGCTCAGCCCTGACCGTTTCACCGCCCACATTCCATCCGCTCTGGCTTCCGACCAGAGGTTTTTCATCCCAGAATCCTTCGTCGGGTCGCCATCGCGGGCCTGGAAGGACTGGGAAAAGGGGAGTTGTACTGGCGTGGCCGGCATTACATGCTCCGAGTGGCAGGGGTGAAGTAGACGGAGGCGAATTCCTGCTCAAAGGCCATGAGGTCGTTCAGGTACATCGTCGCATTCTTCTCGATCTTTGCCAAGTTCAACTGAGGATTTCCATATTCCAACACCAGTTCATTTGCCAGACCCCACTTGAGAGCCTGAAAGGCTTCCGCAGGCATGTCAGGGTTGTCCGCCGCGAGGTTGAAGTCCTGGATTTGGCGCTGGATCACCACATGGAGCTCGTACCCAGTCAGGTTGGGCACGTTGTACAGCGTTACGAGGCCGTTTGTGGCCTGGGGATCGTAGAAAAGCTGGTTCGGGATGCCGGGACTGGCCTTGAAGCCGAGCATGTCGAAGTCGTAGCGGGATTCGACCTGCAGAATGACGTCAGTATTCCCGTTGTTCGTGTTGCGGAGGAAGGCGTCCAGAATCCGCAGGGGTCGCAGAGGGCTGGAAGGGTTGGCAGGACCCAGCGTATAGGTCCCCTGGCCTACCACGCAGGGGACTGTAACCTCCAGCACACACCAGAGGGGCAGGCCCTTCAGCGGCCAGCTCTTCACCAGGATGTTCAGTGCCTGTGCACAGTTCGTAATGTCTGCTGCTGGAATTGTATCCTGCGATCCGAAGGCTCCCAGTGTCCGAAGGGCCGCTCCGATCACATCATCCCTGGTCATGGAGAAGGAATAGGTGCCACTGGAGGCCATAGGGTATCCTTACTTTCGCTGTTGCTGTTTGGAAGTCTTGCGGCCAAAGGCCAGCCCGGCCATTTCCCGAAAATCCCTCGTGGGACTGGGTTGGGGCCGGGCTGGTGGCTTGGGCAGGGACCGTTTTTGCGTTCCCTTGGCCATTTTACACGTTCTGCGGGATGGTGCCCGCGTTGTCGACGTACTGCTGATTCGCAGCCGTGCCAGGGACAACAGCAACGACCCCCGATTGCACCTTAACCAGCTCGATGAGGAGCGTGAAGTGCAGAACGGCAGCGGCAGCCCAGCCTTGTGTGGACAAGAGGATCTTGCCGGTCTTCCCTGCCCCGGCATTGTTCGTCAAGCCGCCGTAGCGCTGAACCGAAGGAGGCGTTGCACCCCGACCAGTGAGCGTTTCGATCACCACTGGGGTTGTCGCGTCCCAGGAAAGAGTCACGGAAAGTGTGTCCTGGATGGAGTAGTTCATCCCCACCAACCGAAAACCGGCCGCTTTCAGTGTCCCTGTGTTGTCGATCCCAGCCAGCGTGGAGGGATCAGCAATCACCGTATTGGCCAGGTCTGATGTGTCCAGGATGCCAGTGACCTTCACCACTGTATTCCTGGGGCCATCGATAATGACCTGCGTCGTTAGGGCGTTGGCCACAAGCGTTCCTCCTGCTTACCGTTCGGACGAAACAACCAGGAAGTCGAGGGTGGCATTCTTCGCAGCCGCCGTATTCGACTTGATACTGACCGTCGGGGACAACAGCACCTGCGTGAGGCTGTTGGTGAACGAGGGCGTGTTTTGCAGCGAAGCAACACGACCACGTGGGGCACCAGCGGCAGCATTGATCGACGAGTTCGGCCCGGTTGTCGGGTTCCAGAACATGGCAATGTTGCCCTGCTGGTCGATGAAGAAGCCGAGCTCTTCCGCTGTACCATCCACCGACAGGCAAGTGGCGGGCAGCGGAGTGTCCGTGTTCACACCGCCGATGCGCGAGCGGAAGATCCACTGGGACTGCCCCGTTGCCCGGAGGAAGAAGAGGCCGTCAGCTGCGGTGAGGGGACTTGCACCCACAGGGGCCAGGCCCACGAGCACATCAGAGCTGGCAGAGGCAACGGGGGTCCACTTGAACTTGAAGAACAGCGGCTTGCCCGGCGTCGCCTGGAATCCCGCCACAGGAAGCTGCAGAGTGGAAGTGTCCCCGTTCGCAGCAGTCGTTGCAAGGTTCAGCAGCCCACCTTGGCCTGCCGCGAGAGCTGCTGCCGGCGTGCCCACACCCGTCAGACTCCAGGCACCCGCCACGTATTGGTTGAAATCCTCAGCGAAGGTTTGTGCCCAGGTGGGGTCCAGAAGACCTGCCCGAGCCATAGTCTGCCAGTCGGCTGCGTTCGTCACGCCGAATGGCATTCCAGAGGAACGAGAAGTAAACATGATTCAGTTTCCTTGGTTTTGAATGAGAATCGGGGCGGATTACTCCGTTGTAACCCGCCCCGATTATCGGTTCACGAGAAGGTCAGTTGACCATCAGAGTGCGTTGCTGGCGAAGCCTCCGCGCGGGTTGGCCCACAGGAAGACGTAGCGCTCATACGCTGCAATCTTGTAGTTGCGCGTGTCAGCGTCGTTGTCTTCCCAGATTTCCAGTGCCTCACGCTCTTGCCAGATCAGTCCGTCCTGGCAGTTCGTGGTAATGAACCACGGGCCGGTGCCGCCGAGATAGGGGTTGCTGACAATCCCACCGCGGATCATGCCGTCCACTGCCACCGGGTTGATATCGTTGTTGTTCGTGCCAACTGCCTTGTCGGTGCGCAGGATGCGCTGGGCCGTGAAGTAGTTGTTCGGATGCACGATCAGCTTGTCACCCGACAGTGGCTCGATGAAGCCGCGGTCGTCCTTGGCCTGCATCATCAGGATGAGCATGTCTTCCAAGGCAGCCTGGGACAAGGCGGCGTCCACGGACAGCTTGTTCTGCCAGGTTCCGCCGGACATGTTCGGGTGCGCGACGTTGAACAGCGACACCCCATCACCCCCGACGTAGGAGCTGTTGAAGCCCCGCGTGAAGATGTTCGTAGCGTTGATGTTCTTCGTCTCGTTGAAACTGCGGCGCAGCTTTTCCGCACGGCCCTTGGTGAGCTTGATGTACAGGTTGTCCTTCAGCTCCTCGTGGGTCGTGATGATGCCCAGACCATACGCGGCGTTCGTGCCACGGGTCGTGAAGCCCTGCATCGTCGTATCGTACGACACCGGCTGGCCTTCCGGCTTTCGCGGTGCGATGCCCAGGCCGACAGCCTGCACATACTCTTCGTAGTTTTTCGAGCTGGATTCCTTGCGGTACATCATCTCCCAGTAGTGGGGGGTGGATGCAGCGGCCGAATCCCACCAGCTCTTCACGCCTTCCCACAAGCCCTTGGGAAAGCTGCCAGTATTGACTACACCAGACATGGTTCGTTCTCCTGTTTTTCAGTGTTGGTGGTCAGACGCCGGCAGTGTTGCCCATCAGCTCATGCTGATTGAACCGCACAAGCCAGTGAGCGTACTGTCCGAAGGTGTTGTCGTCGCGCTGCACCAGGCCCATCAACTTGAGGTTCAGGGCTTGGGTTGTAGCGACGCTGGCAGTCGTCAGCACGCTGGCCGACATTTGCTGCGGCGCCGTGGGGTTGGCCACAGTGAAGCTGGCATTTTTGTTGACCGACGTTCCCGTCAGGATCGAGAGGCCGTCGTCAACCATCTCGAACAGCACGTTCGGGTCGTCGAGCACCAGCGCGTAGTAGGCGCGCAGTTTCGTCGCAGGGATCTGCTGCGTGGCGAGGTCCAGAGTCGGGGCCAGCAGGCTGCCAACGTAGGGAGGAGATTGCAGGAAGCCCAGGAACACGCCGCGAACGGTGTCGGTCCCTGCTGCCTTCTGAATGCCCATCACTCCGTTACCATCCGACAGAGCCACGCTCTTGACTGCATCGCCGGGCGAGTACACGCTGCCGTCGGTGCTGGGGATGTAGTACAGGTTGGTCGCGCCGTTCCAGGCATTTCCGTCCAAGTACCGGATGGGGACAAAGCCCCGCGGATTGTTCAGGTTGGCCATTTGAAAAAGTCTTTCTGACGCCTAGTTTCAGCGTCTGCCAGTTGTCAATTTGATATCGTAGCCGGTGGGCTTGTAGCGGTTCCGGTCGGCTTCGATCTCGCCCTGCCGGATAGCCTCATCCCAATCGTCTGCCTGTGCCTGGTTTCCATCTTGGAAGTCCTGCCAGAGCTCCTCGGTGGCCTTCAACAGGTAAGCCCGGAGGGGGCTGCCATCAGCACGAGTGCCGACGTACTTGCTGAGGCGATTGTCAAGGTCTTTGTCCACCACCAGGGCCGACTCCATCTTGACTTCCGCGGGCTGGACGAACTCGAAGCCTTCCGCCAGCAATTGCTCAATGGCTGCATCCTCGTCGTTGCACCAGTACAGATGGTAGCCAGGAATGGAGCCGAACACGTTCAGCTTCATTTTGGGGCCACCGAGGCGGGACCGGCGCTCACGGGATGCTTGGGGGCGATCATCCTCACGGCGCACCGCTTGGGCAACACGCTCACTGTTGCGACTCGGCCCAGCTGGGAAGGAGGAGGTACGCTGGGCAGCAGAGGTTTTGGATTGCATCTTGGGCTTTCAGGGAAAGGGTTGGGAAGGGGGAGGGAAGGGGAAGGGTCAGCGCTTGGGGTTCCGAGCGAAGTAGGATTCCAGGAATTTCTCTTCCGTGGTCCAGCCTTCGCGGACGAACTGCGCGCAGAGGGCACGGTCCTCAGCCGGGAGGTCCCGAATGCTCATCTTGCCGCCAGAGGACGAAGCACTGCTCCGATTGCTGCTGTCGACAGGACTACGGCGAGGGGTACGAGGGGTGGAGGAGGACTGCCCAAACTTCCTCGGCATTTCCTCTTCCATTCTGCGCCGAACCTCATCCAGGAACGGACGGCCAAGCTCCTGGTTGGGGTCTTTGCGCATCTCTGCAGCAATTTCCAGAGCGACTTCGCGCATGCCAGCGTTGTCCCGGAACCACTCGTTGCCCTCGTCAATCCAGCCCTGAAGGACTGGGTCCAATTGGGCCTCTTGGGTAGTGGGCTTTTGCACTGCCTCCTTCTCCCTCTGGAGATCAGCAGCACTCTTGTCCAGCAATTCCTTCCGATCCTCCAGCTGCTCTACGAGGTCATCGTCCCCGTTGCGATCAGCTTCTCGAATCTCCCGCTTGATTTGCCTGAGGGCCGACTGCAGTTCCTTCTCCTTCTGCTCCATCGCTTCCTGGTGGAACTTCTTGAACGCTTCAGCAGTGCCCTTGAACTCCGTCAGCTGCTGCTTCAGCAGGGCATTTTCGGCCTGCAGGTTCTTGTTGAACTTTGCGCCGCGCTCGTTGAAGGTTTTTGCATCGACCCACTTGCTGGGGTCACCCTTGTAGCGGTTTTTCGGAACCCAGCCCTTTGAGGCAGCAGTCCGCTCGGCCTCTCGGCCCTCCTCTGCATCTCCGGCCTCGAAGTTGAGGTCCAGTTGAGCATCCGCCTCTTCAGTGGACAGCTCCTGAATCCGCGCATCCAGGTCATCCGCGGCTTCCTGCGGAGTTTGCTGCGTGGTTTGTTGTGTGCCTTCGACTGCCATTTTCCGTTCCTTCTTTCAGTTTCAATCGATTAATCGTGTGGATTACAGCGAAGTAATCCGCCTCTATTACTCTCCGTCCCTGCTCTAGTCCTCGATGGTGGAAATGATATCCAGGTCCGCAACGAACCGATACTTCTTCCCGTCCTTCGGACTGACATGAAACTTTCCGGTGTACATGCCGACCAGAACTCGATCCCCGACGTCGCAGTAGTCCGCCTGCTTATCCACCCACGCATCCACGCCAATCTCCAGCACAGTGCAAATGACTGCGTTGTTTTCAGTGGCCTCGATGGTCTTCTTGGGGAGGACGATACCGCCACTGGTAACCTCCTCAACCTCTTCAGGCTTCAGCAGAACACGAAAACCAGTGGCCCGGAAGCCGCTCTGATTCTCTGCTTGCGGACCTTTCTGAGCCCGCCAGCCAATTTGCCCCTTTTGAGGTTCCAGCGCGGAGTGCCCAAGCATGCTCTTCTGCAACACTGCTACAGCTTCTGGGCTGAGTTGCACGGGAAATCCAGTCATATGTTCACCATCCTTCTTCCAGTAGGTCTATGATCTGCCGAAGGACCGAAAGGCCCCCCAGCGCTTTTGCGTTCATCAACGCGGTTTGTTCGAGGCTGTCGCCCACGAACCCTTCGGCGGCCCAAGTTTCCTGGGTCTCCTTCAGGCTATTGTAGAGTTTGGCCCGCAGTTCCTGGGTCGTTGGCATTTGCGTCCATTCCACCCATTCTTGCCGCTGCGTTTCCGGCTTGCTTGCTTGCACCATCTGCTACTCCGTCGGCTTTCGCCCTCTGTTGAGAATCTGCGGCCCGCTGCATCAATTCGACTGCCTTCAGCAGACCTTCTTCGTGTACCTTCGCCGCTCCAATCTGGGCATTCAGCAGGGAAATTTGCTGCTGCTTGTCCACACCATCGGCTTCCGCAAGCAGCTTGGTTGCCTCCGCTTGCAGCTTCAGGATCTTGGCCTGGCTTTCCAGCGCGGCCTGCTCCAGTTCCTTCGTTGCCAGCTGGAACTCCCGCTGAGCATCCTGTTCCTTCTGCTTCAGCTTCCCTTCCTCGATCTGAACCTTCGGATTTGGGGGAGGCTGAATTGCATTCGGTCCCTGCGGATCGGGCAGCAGCAGGTCAATGTCGGCCACGTTGTAGGATTCGAGAAATTCCCGATGCACCAAATACTTATTGTACCCAAAGTAGCTGTTCGACGCATTCAGCACCATCGTTGCGTTCTGCTGTCGCTGGGTCTCGGAAACCATCTCCGCAGCCACTGCTGGATACACGCGGAAGCGGCCACTGTCGTAGTCCGTCGGAGCAATCATGGCCATTGTGCCCTGGGTCAGCTCCTCCCACTGCGGACTGTCCCGGAGGAAAAGTCGGTTGCAGTTGTGAACCTTCCGCAGCTCATACGTGAAGCTCCTGTGCATCCGAGTGAAAATCCCGCTGAAGATCTTCATCCCCTGTTCCAGCGTATTCCGGCTCGTCTCCGCGGGCGTATTCTGCCCTGGGCTAATGCCCATCATAATGTCAGTCGACCCGGCGATCTTCTCCCCGTAGCTAATGAGCAGGGAAAGGAGCTGGAAAAGTACTGTGGAGGGTTCCCGAACGGGCAGCGGGAAGATGTTCTTCCGAAGGTCATCCCCAGTCGAATCCACCGTCTTCCACTCGAAGGGGTTGAAGGTAGTCTGCCCGCCCTTGAGCTTCACCCCTCTCCCCAGAAAGCCACCCGCGGTCGTGTTCATCGTCCCGCTGTCGATCATCTGATTGAGCGTCGTGTTCACTGCCTCATTCGTCGGACCCATCAGGGCAATCAAGCCCAGGTCGTAGAAGCCGCCGTCAGGCGAGGGGATGAAGGTGTATTTTGTAAAGTAGTCTGGCGGAGTGATCCGAAGGATGCTGTTTGCAGGGTGGTTCCTCAGCTCCAGCTTTTTGTCCTCAAGCCGATTCTTTTCCGCCCGATCCTCTGCCTTTTGGATTGCTTTGTCCAGGCTTCGCACCAGTGCATCGTTCTTCCGAACAACGTCTCCTTCATCGTAGAATCGAGCCACGATTCGCAGAGTTTGTTTGGTGTCCAGCCTGACAAACACAACATACGGTTCAGCATACCCGTCCCCATCGAGGTCCAGCCACTTGTGCTGTTCCAGGATATCGAACATTTCGGTCGTTGTGTCCTGATCAGGGTGGGTGCCCGCAGCATCCTTGGCTGCTTGGGACAGTTCGTTCGACTCGGTTGCCCTGGTCGGAGGGGTGTCGTCCATCTCCAGGAACACACCTGCATTCTCCCGCTCGGCAATGTCGTTCCTGGTCCACTCCAGCAGATGCGTTGCCCGATTGCACCTGTCCAGGTTCTTCGTATTGTAGTCCACCACAAACTTCTGTGCCGGGACGAACTCGCTGACCACAATCCCCTTCACTGAATCCCAGTAGGTCTTCTTAAAGGCGCAGCCCATCAGGCTTGCTGCAAACTTGCACTTTTCGTCATCATCGCGCCAGTTTAGATCTTCCTCAATCAGCTGGAAGCTCATGTGCTGCCCAATGCGTTTGGCAACCTTGCTGGCCTCACCCTTCGGATCGGCACCAAACACAGTGCACTTCACCGGCGTCTTCCCCTTGGTCAGAACTGCGACCCTGCTGAGGAACTGAAGTGCGCCGACCGTCAGCAGCGGAAACTTCACATTGGAGCAGTTTTCCCAGGGAAAGCTCTTCGCCTCCACGACCTGCATGGCCAGCTTCATCCCGTCGGCATTCTTCCGCTCCCACTCCTTCCTGGTGGCCAGGTCCGAACGATAGTCCTCCACAACTGTACTGCCGATCTGATCCAGTTCTTCCCGGCTCAGCATCGTGCCGATGTTTGCTGTCGAGCTCAGCAACTCAAACTTCAATTTAAACTTTGGCTGGTTGAGCCGACTACTCACCCCCTGGTTCGTCTGTCGGGGAATGTTATTCGTGCCGGTCTTCACGACTTTTGCCTGATGCAGTGACATTGCAATTCCTTTGGGTTGTTCAGCTCAGTAGCCCGTCACCTTGTTCCGGCCATCCGCCTGAACCCTGTCGACACGCTTGAAGTAGAGTTCCTCCTCAGTCAGGAAAAACTCCTCGTCAATGACGGGAAGCTCATCATATCCACGAGAGAGGATGGCTGTGGAATCCACCTGATCGTCAGCAATTGCATCGGACATTCCAGTGAACTTTCGCAGCTCAATCTCGTAGGCTGCGTACCAGTCAGCCTCTTTGTCAAACTTCACACGTTTGGAGCGCATGCGGCGCTGGAGGCTCTTGGCCCGCACACCCTTGTCTTTGTTACTGATCAGTGGAACGAAGTTAATGAAGACGTTGCGCTCTGCCATCTCCTGCCGAAGCATGGGCTCCAGCATCTTCCAAATAACTCCGTCTTCGACGAAGAACAGCTCTGGCTCCCACCGTTCATTCACCTCAAACAGCTGCTCGATGAGCTCCAGGCTGTCCCAGCGGCCAAGGACCTCCCCGATGATATGCAGGCAGTTGGTCCTATCCTGTCCACCGATCGTAAAGCTGCTCCGATTGGCCTTGTCCTTCTTGCTGACGGCGAAGTCCACCCCACAGCAGACCCGCTTATCCAACTCATAGTCCAGACCTTCCATCGGCTGGAAGTCTTCCTTCCGAAAGTATGCTTCGCTGTTGTCAAACGGATCATTCAGATACTCTTGGCTGTACCCCGCGGCATCAAACTGATCCACGAAGCTCTTACGAATCTGCCGCAGCGTCTTCTCGGTGAACTGCTCGGGCCACAGGATTTCAGTGAAATCATCAAAGCCCTTGTGGGCTCTGTAGAAGAGGGTCTTCCAGCTGCTGTCCTTCATGATCCGCGCTAACAGCGAATCTTCGTGCAGAATGGTCCCATGCAGTCTGACCTTGCCACCGCGTCGCATAGCGGGCAGTAGGGCGCGATAGAACCACTTTCGGAATTTGACCCGCCTGTCGACATTCTCGACCTGTTCGTCATCTTCCAGGTCGTCGCAGATGATGAGGCCTGGCCGCTTCCCTTTCCACTTTCGTCCCCGCATCTTCTGCCCACTGCCTCGGGCGATGATCCGGCACTGATACCCATCCGCGAAGTTAATGACAATGTCAGTCTTCGCAGCAGTCTCCAGGCCGACAATGCCGAAGTGCTCGATAAGGTCTTCATTTTCAGTAACCTCACGACTGATATCCCCCAGGTGTTCAATGGCCATTTCCTCATTGGAGCTGACCAAAATCATATAGCTCTCGACGCGGAAAAGAGCGACTGCCAGCGTGTAGTCATGCGTGAGAGCAGTGGACTTCGCGTGACCACGAGGGGCAGCCACTGCACAGAAGGGATCTTCGCCCGAATACAGTGCCCAGCTTTCCCGATGGAATTCTGGCGTGGGCTTGGCATCATCGTACAGTGGACTGAGGAACGTTCCTGCAAAGCCCTCCACCAGTTCTGCCGTGAGCTTAATTGCCATCGGACTTCCCCTTCACCTTCGGGGTTACATCCTCCACCAGCTCCTTCGCCGGGACCGCTCCTATCCCCTGCCCCTTCCTGTTAACAATAAGTGCCGTGAGACGATCTGCGAGAGACTCAAGATTTGTTTTCTCTGCTGGAGGAGCTTCTCTTCCTGGATTACCCAGTCCGAGAGCTCTTGATGCCAGCTTTCCAGCTTCGATTGCGATGGCATCAGAGGCGTTCGGGTTGCTGAGCTTTGTGTGCAGGACGTCGACACTTCGGAGCATGAGAGCCTGGAGGCGCTCTTGGATTGTGCTGACGATGGCAGGATCGGTGACCTGTCCCCTGAAGGGCTCAAGGGCCGCTTGGAACTCTGGAAGAACAAGAACAGTGCTGAACCAGCCAGCAGGCCGACCATAGGCAGTAGAGATTTCCGCATGAGTTGCACCTGGGTGGGCCAAGATCCACTGCACCAGCTCGGCGAAGTCGATCCTCGGCCTTTCGGACAGAGGGATGAGGGTTTGGGGCGAGGGCTCCAGAGGAACTGGCGGAGCCGCAATGATCGCAGTCGTGCGACCGAGCTTCACTGCCTTCAGAGGCTGACCTTCCGCAGCCAGCTGTGCGAGAATTTCCCCCGTCTCCGGGTCAACCTTGTCCACAGCTTACTTCCGCCGAGCACCTGGAACTGCCTGATGATTCCCCAGGCCAAGCGCCTTTGAGGCCAGGCCCAGTGCCTCCAGCGCATAGGATGCCGAATCCTGCTGTTCCAACTTCCGATGCACAACTTCCAGACTCTGGTGGGCCAACCCTCCCAGCCGCTCATCCAGTGCCCTCGAAATGCTCGGATCGATCAGTTCTGCCCTTCGCTGTGCCAACCTTGCCTGGAATGCGTCCGAAGCGATCACGCGGCTGACCCAACCTTGGCTCAGGTTGTACTTCTCCGCAAGAGCCTTCTGACTCACCCCTGGGTCCGCCAAGATGTGGTCAATCATCCTGTCGTGGGTGTAGTTCACCTTCAGTATCGCTTTGCCTTCGTCACATCCAGCGGCGCCGATGGTCATAAATTACTCCTATAGCTTGGGACAGAGGTCGCATCCTACCACTAAGGGCACATGGGAGGGGATGCGCAAGGCTGCACAGGAGCGAATGTACCTTCAGTTACACAAAAGATATGTCAGTATACAGTAATAGGCCGATTATCCGTGCGGATTACTCCGTTGTAATCTGCCTCAATAATCCTGTACAGGAAAAAATAAAAAAATTGGAAGGGAAAAGAGCTCAGTGAGGGAAGAGGGAAAAAAATTTGAAAAACTGCGGAGGGGTGCATTAACACTTTTTTGCTGCGCCGCCGTTTTCCCCCCACACCCCCCTGGAACCCCTCCCACCGCCTGGAGACCCCCTCCACATGTTCAGCCCCCTGGGTGGGGGTTCGCCCAGCCTACCGGGGCCAATCTCGCACCCCACTCCAGACCCTTCGCATGCCTCCCCGTGCCTACCGGCCAACCTGTCACACATCCACCACACCACCAGACGGAGGGCCAACCACATCGGAAGGCCTGGGGTATACGACCGGGCGAGGCAGGCGGGGAGGGGTGAGGCAGGGGAGGGCGGTTTGCCGCGCACGCCCGCCCCCACACCCTGCCCACACTCCTTGCATGGTCTTTCATCCTTTCAGCCCTCCTGTCCCCTTCCCTTTCGTCCTCGCGCAGCCCCGCCTACCGACTCAACCCGGCACATTGGATTAGCGAGGCTGTGCGCTCTTGGCCGGGGTTGGGGCCACCATTGCACCAGCCCCCACTCGTTCACGCCCCCTAGAGGCCATTGCGGCCCGTTTTCACCAAAATGGTGCGAGGCATAAAGGGCCGCAGGTTCATACGCAACGGGGCATATGGGAATGGGAAGGGAAAGGTGTGCGGGTTGGGCGACATTCCCCCTTGCAATCAGTCCCCCAACCCCTATACTAGAGGTGTACGCAACCCAACCCTGAAAGGCTCACCACATGGTCTCCGTTCTCCTCCTCCTCATCATCGCCGGCGCAGTCTCCTCCGCCGTCCTCCTCGGCATGGCCGTGCGGAACCTTGCCACTCTCGTGGCCTTGTGCATGGATGCGCTCTCCTAAAGGCCAAGATGAACACGACCCAAACTCCTACCGCTATCGCGCGGTTTCTATCCCTCCACCGGCCGCAGCACCAAGAGGGCGCGATGGTGTACGAAGTCTGGCAAGACGGCGAAATCACGCTCACGAAGGGCGGTGACCTTTGGCGGAAGCGCTCGCTCCACATGCTCGTGGCGGGCGTCAATCCGGCCTACGCCCTCCCGGCCGATCAAATGCCCATCAAGATCGGCGTCAACGGATCAATCATTGTCGAGAGCTACGATAAGGCGCTGGAGGCCCACCGGATCGTGGTGTCCGAAGCGAGAGAGAGGCACGGCAAGATGGCCGGACCACTCCTCTAGGGGCTTCGCCCCCTCCGCGTCGATGTGCGCGGTTTGAATGTTGACACGAAGCGCCAGCCCCGTGCTAGAATTCAAACCGGGCACATTGCCCACACCCTGCCGGGGGTTTCCGGTCCGGGGCCAGCCCCGGTAGCTATAGAGGCTCACATCATGGCAACCGTTACCAACTCCACCGCCCGCGTTCCCGCGCTCTCCGCTGAGATCGACGGCACTTCCCTTATTCTCACGTTCGCCGATGCGCGGAAGCTCTCGGTGGACACCCAATCTCTCTCCGAGAGCATCATCCTTTCCGCCATCCTCCACGGCATCGAACAAAAGCTCCGTGACGCCGCTGCCATCGGCCGCGACCCCGTGACCGGGCGGAGCGCGACCCTGGAGGACAAGTACAATGCCGTTCGGGAGGTGTACGACCGGATCACGAGTGTGGATGGCACCTGGAACAAGATTCGCACCGGCGAAGGGGCCGTGCCTACCGGTGGCCTCTTGGTTCGCGCCCTCATGCAGCTGTCCGGCAAGGATCGGGATGCGATCGTTGAGCAGCTCGCGGGGCTCTCCAAAGAACAGGTGTCGGCGCTCCGCAAGAACAAGCGCGTCGCGGAAGCCATCGCCAGCCTCCGTGAAGCCTCGGACGATTCGGACGAGCTTCTGGATGGCCTCTTGGGTTAACGTCCCCCCGCTCCCCTCCCAGCCCCTTCGGGGGCTTTTTCTTTTGGTGCACGGACCAGCCCCCTCGGGGGTTATTGGGGCGGAGTACTCCGGTGTAATCCACCCCGATAACCCGCCAAAGCCTCTAGGGGATGTGATCGCCTCTAGACGTACCGTGCCCCCACCCCGCCCCCGATCGCCCCGCCTACGTGATCCTAGCGCGTCGACTCCACCCCCTAGTGGCACCCCTCCAACCCCCTCCCCATTCCATTCTTTTACTTTCCCGCACAGGGACAACCCCCACACTTACTGGGTTGCACGGGGGAAAACCACTTGGGCAGGAGACCCCTGCCTGCTATGCTTGGGGGTGGCACGTGGGCGGGATATATAGGAGGGGCTGGGTGGAGGGCGGTGGTGGGGCCGGGTCGCGCGGTGGATTGTGGTTATTGAGGTGGATTACTCCGGTGTAATCCGCATGGATTATGGCTACGTCACTGCCATGACTTTCCGCTACGTCCCTTCCGTGGATTCTGGCTACCTCTAAGTCTTTATGCTTTTCCGCTTGACTACTGACCCCCGTGGGTGTCCAATTGGGGTGGGTTGGGCATCCTGCCCCGCTCGCAACCAACCTTCAGAGGCTCCCATCCATGAATTCTGGCTACACACAGTCCCCGACAGGGGACACTTCTCCTCTGCCCCAGGAGGAGTACTTCCTCTACTGGGACTACTCCGACCATCGAGCGATCATCCACAATGGTCCCTGGATGATCGGCGATGTTGTCCTGGTGACGAGCTGTTGGGCTGATTCCTGGAAGGATGCCAAGCGCATTCTGCAGGACGACGTTGCACGTCTTTCTTCCCCCCGGCGGTCCTGGGAGTACTGAACATGGCCACCAGACCCGTGAGCATCCGTCGATTTCCGCTACCACAGGGTACGATCCGCGTATACCCCGTGCTGGGAGCGAAGTTCACCGGCCAGTCCAAGGGCTGCCACAACACTGAAACCGGGGAATATTGGGAAGTTCTCCCTCCACTGGACCGGGATGCGATTCGATTCCAGCGAATGCTTCTCCAAAAGAGGCGCTGACCATGCCCACCCCAACCCTGCAGTCCATCCGCGACCTGCTGCTGACGTCTGACAAGGCTGTCTGCCGCGCAGTTGTTGCAATCTACCGTCGACAGACCCAGGAGGAGAAGTCGATGGAAGGTACGCTGGCACGGAATGGCGTGGGCTTCAACTCTGCCGATGCCTATCCCCTCACAAGACTAGCGAAGCAGCTCCTACACTCCGGGCCGGAAGCTGTCCCTGCTTTCCAGATCCTCGGTGCGCGCGAACGCATCCTGAAGTACGCTGGACAGCTTCTGGAAATTGCCCAGGAGAGGGAAGCGGAAAAGCTCCTCAATCAACTGACCTCAACTGAAACTGAAACTCAAAAGGAAACCACTGTATGACCACACTGATCGGCTCTTTCATCTCTGCCGAATGGGGCAAGGTTCTTGTAGGCACTGACCACTACGGGGGTAAAGGTGGTCCCCTGGCTGTGCTCCTCCTCGAAAGGGAAGGACAGCACCTGGCGACCCTCTCTGTCAACATGTATCGTCCCGAATGCAGCCACGACAGTCGTGATCTACCGAAAGACTGCTTCTATGTGAAAGAATGGGGGGAGAATGCCCAATTGGCCCAGGAAGCCTACAACAGTGGCCTGTTCCTCCTGCGCCCTGACCTTCCCAAAGCTTACAGTGGCTTTGTGAGTGCCCCGGTGTGGCAGCTGGCAGACTGACTTTGTAATCAAGGCGGATTACTCCATTGTAATCCGCGCCAATAACCCCCTATACTGACCTTCCCCTAACCCTTGGGCACCCCGTGCCCTTTCCTGAGGCTCATATGACCATCATTCAGTTCGACAATCCCGGCGAAATCGACCTCGCTGCCATCACAACCTTCGGCGTCAGCGTCAAGGACTCCTCCAACCCGATCGGTATGTTCGGCACTGGCTTCAAATATGCCCTCGCGGTTCTGCTGCGCAACAAATGCAGCCTGGAGATTTGGAGTGGCCTAAAGCACTACAAGTTCGCTGCCCACCCGACAGTCATTCGGGGCGAAAAGTTTGACATTATCCATCTGAGCGAAGCCCAGGGCGAGTGGCGCTCCCTTGGCTTCAGCACCCAATTGGGTAAAAATTGGGAACTCTGGATGGCCTACCGCGAGCTTGTCTGCAACTGCAAAGATGAGAACGGCACCACCAGCCAGCTCATCAACTTCAAGGGTCCGAAAGCTGACCACACCTACGTCCTTGTGCAGGGTTCGGACTTCATCACCGTCCACCAGCAGCGCTCCAAGTTCTTCCTGGACAGTGAGCCTGACATGGTCAGCGGCGGCATGCAGATCTTCGCTCGCAAGGCTGAGAACTTCTTCTACCGTGGAATTGCAGTTGCGACCCTCCCGAAGCAGTCCCTGTTCACCTACAATACCACGGACGAAATGACCCTGACGGAAGATCGCACCGCAAGGTATCCCTGGAACGTGGGCGAGCGGATCAGCTTTGCCATTCAGACCTCTCTGGACAAGGAATTCATCCGCGAATGCATCCTGGCACCCGTCGACACCTTCGAGCACGAGCTGCGCTTCCACGACATTCAGGCTGCCAGCCCAGAGTTCCTGGAAGTCTGCCTCCAGGAAAGGAATCGCAACATCAATCGGGTCAACCCGACTGCACTCGAAGTCCTCCAAAAGCAGGACCGAACGGGTGCCTTCAGCCCAAAACCCCACACTCTCACCCCGATTCAGCAGAAGCAGCTCGCAAAAGCCATCGCCTTCTGCCACACCCTGGGCTACCCTGTCGACGACTACCCCATTATCGTGTCTGCAACCCTGGGCGAAGGCATCCTCGGCCTTGCACTGGACGAGAAAATTTGGCTCAGCGAAACAATCTTCCTCACCGCAGGCACCAAGGGCGTTGCAGCAACTCTGATCGAGGAGTTCATCCACCTGCACCATCGCTTCGAGGACTGCTCCCGCCGCCTTCAGCAGCACCTGTTCGACAAGATCGTAAGCCTGGGTGAGGACATGTTGGGCGAACCCCTCTAGGCCGAGGCCAACTGTCAACCCCTCACAGAACAAGGGTATTCCCTCGAAAAACACTTGGGAATTTCCCTTGCCCATCTGCCGCCCATGTGCCATACTTCGCTTTCCGGCATCGCAGTTCGCAATGTCGCCAACCCAGGGGGCACACTTTCCCCCGCCACACTGAAGGAAATATAATGTCCCATACCGAAGCTGCCAAGGAAGTCGAACAGGCCGAAGCCCCCAAGGGCAAAAAGGCTGTCGTGATCCAGACCGTCACGATGGATGACGGCCGCGTGGTTGAGTTCGCTGGCAAGAAGCGGATGAAGAAGGAGACCACGATCAGCGCCACCGGCGAGATCCACACCCGCCTGGACTTCGTGAACGGCGAAGTTCGCAGCTACAAGGTCACCCCCGAAATGCTTCCCCGCTTCGCTGCTCACGGCGTGGAACAGAAGCTCGGGGATGAGATCGCTGGTGTCGACGACATTGCAGACGCAGTCGAGGCGATCGACGAGCTGCTCATCCGCCTGGAAAAGGGCGAGTGGACCGCCGAACGCGCTGCCGGCACCGGTGGCCAAGGCAAGGGCAACAGCCTGTCGGGTGCTTCCATTCTGGTGCGGGCACTGGTGGAAATGACCGGCAAGGACGTTCGCAGCATCCGCGAAGCCCTGATGGACAAGACGCCAGCGGAAAAGGCTGCGCTCCGCCGCAATCCGCGCCTGCGTCCGATCATCGAGCGCCTGGAGTCGGAGAAGGCTGCCAAGAAGGAGGAGAAGTCGGGCATCAACAGCGACGACCTCCTCGAAGGCATCGTGTCCAGCGAAGCCGAAACGGTTTGAGGACGTAGGCCAAAGCTGCCACCTTTTGCGTAATTGAGCCTCCGCAGGCGGCAGCCGGAGCTGAACCTCACAGAAGGGGCCAGGGTTGGAAAATCCTGGCCCCTTTTGCACACTTGCGGAGCATAATCTGCTTCGCTCCCCCTTCCCTCCCATCCGAAAGGAACCTTGAATGTCTGACGAAACGACCGCGGTGCCTCCAGCACCTGCAACCGAACCCGCCGCAGCACCCGTGGCAGCTCCCGCACCCGTGGAAGCACCGGCTGTTGCTCCCGCACCTGTTGCTCCGCCTCCGCCTGATGCTCCACCCACTCTCGACCCCGCCGCAGCCGCCCTTGACCCCGCCGCAGCTGCAACCGCCGATGGCGCTGTCGAGACAACCAACGACCTGACTCCTGCCGCTCCTCCCGCGGTCCCTCAGCCCACGGAAGCCCAAATCCAAGAGCAGGATCTGGCCCGCTTTTTCGACATGACCAACGTGTACTGGGCGCAGTCCGACGTCGATCCAGTCCGCGGTGTGCCTTCCGACATTCCTGAAGGCTACGCGAAGTGCTCCGATGGCGGCTGGCGCAAACCTCTGTACGCCGGCGGCACTGTCGAACCTCCAATGGGGGGAACTGCAGCATGACCATGCCTACCGTTGGTCGCAGGGTCTGGCTCATCATCCGTGACGGCTGCCCTGCACCCTTCGCCCGCCACGGCGACCAGCCACACGACGCAGGAATCGCCTTTGTCTGGCACGAACACCTGGTGAACATCAGTGTGTCCGACCACAATGGCTATCCCCAAAGTCTGACCAGTGTGCACTTCCGCCAGCCAGGGGAAGATGAACCTGTGGCCCCCTACTGGTGCGAATGGATGCCCTATCAAATCGGGCAGGCCAAAAAGGATGAGGCCGAGGCGAAGCGAAAGCAGAGCTAGCGCCCTCCCCTTCCGGGGATTATCGGGGCGGATTACAGTAGTGTAATCCGCCCCGATTATTTTGTAAGACTGACTTGTAATCCGCCCCGATTACGGTTACACTTTGTATTGGACACACCCGCTCCAACCCCAACCCTGAGAGGCTCAAAAACATGCTGGTTCCCTCCGACGCCACCCTCCCTGCTACATTCCCCTCGGCAGGTCTCCTGCTCCCCTCCCTCCCAGACCTTCCGGTCGAACCCTCCACCCCCTCTGACCCCTTGCTCTCCAACTTCATTGGAGACTTGCTGGCGGAAGTCCCCCCGAAGGAAAAGCGGCCTGCTGCCCCGCGCCCCAAGCGTGAACCAGTTGCTGACCTTTCCTCCTTCATGGGCGAACTCCTCTCCGAATCCGCTGAAGAAAAAGCGCAAAAGGAGAAGCTGAAGGAACTCCGCAAGCAAGCGAAAAACACTGCCCTTCCGGGTTCCACCGTGAAGCGGCTGAAGGAAGAGGTCTACAGCCTTGACGTGGCCCAAAATTGGGTCGAAAAGGCTGACACGATCTGGATTCACAACTGCACCTGCTTGAATTGTGGCCGGTCCACCCCCACATTCCAGGGCTATTTCCGCCGAATGTATAACAGACACTCCCACGTCGATCGGTGGGTTGCGCTGGACCCGGAAACCGTGAGCACTCTCCCCAGGGAAATGAAAGTCGAAGAGCGCGAAGTGTCCCTCTGCCCCGAATGCCTTCCCCAGGTCCTGATGGAAGACGGCTGGCTTACGGCCGAAGCCCCTGAAGGCACCGATTCCGACATTCTCCAGGAGGAACTGGATGAAGAAGTGACGGACAATGTGGCAGGGAGCATCGACAATGAAGATAATTTGGAGGAGCTGCTCTAATCAGGGGCATACTCCTCCCTTTCCCTCTTCCCATTTCCATCCCTGCAACTGAAAGGAGGACTAAAATGTCCCGACCTGCCCGTGTCGTTCGCACGATCAGCAAAAACATCGCCTTGCCTGAAGACCTCGTCGCCAGGCTAGAACTCGAACTCTATTCGGACCTGGAAGGGAAAATCCCCTTCGGTGCCCAGGCGAAATTCTTCGAGGATCTGCTCCGGCGGCACTTTACGGAGCAGGATGCCCGCATGCACAAACGCGCTCCCCATCACAGCTAAACTGAAAGGAAATACAGTGGAAATCCCCCCGCATGCACAGCTCTCCAACCCTCGCCGCAATGAGCAGCGCAAGTTGCTGAAAGCCCTTGGAGGCCGGCGTCAGTACCGTAAAGCCCAACGCCAGTGGCGAGAAGAACAGCGAGCCCAGCATGGCAACCAAGGCCCTCATCCAGCCCAGTAGTCACCGCTCCCCTCGCCCTCGAATCTGGAAAGACCGGATTTCGAGGATTTACCACTGCGCCGTCATCATAGCAAGTCGGCGCAAGGTGCTGCAACCCGTAGGTCTCGGCTTCAACGCAGCCGAAGCCTACAATGATTGGTGGGACCTAGTGCAGCCTTCCAACCTCCCAAGAGCACTCATCCCCAACCGGGCCACTGGCCTGACAGAAAGTAACTCCAATGTCCGACAATCAGCCGAACCTCGCTACTCCAGTCACCGAGCAGCCTTCAACTCTGGCATCGCCCCCGACGGAAACTGGCCAAGCAGCCACAAGCGAGAGCCCTAAGGTTGCTGCCACTCCGCGGCCCAAAGTTCCCAACCCGGAGCAGCAAGCGGCCATCGACCAAATTTTGCAGTTCATTGCCGACCCCGATCCAGGGCACAACTTCTTCATCCTCAGTGGAGGTGCTGGCACCGGCAAGACCTTTTGCATGAGCAGCGTCCAATCCGCCCTTCGTGGGAGCCGGACGAACCTGGCCTTCACCGCGCCCACCAACAAGGCTGCCAAAGTCCTCAAAGGTGTGGTCGGGTATGCAAAAACCATCTACTCCCTGCTGGGACTGCGCATCGACACCAGCGGCGAACTCAAGCAGATCGTGGCTGGAGAGTACACTGACCTCTCCGACGTCGATGTGATCGTGCTGGATGAGGCCTCGATGGTCAACAAGCACCTGATCCGCGAGCTGAAAGAGCACGTGAACGATGGTCGCCTGAAGATCATCTTCATGGGGGACAATGCGCAGCTCCCCCCGGTCGGTGAAGTTTCCAGTCCCATCTGGACCGAAAAGAACGTCCCGCTCGCCCAGCTCCTGAAGGTCGAACGGCACGACAACCAGATCCTGAAGCTCGTCACCCACATCCGCGAACAGGTTTTCCTCCCCCAGACTGACCTGAAGCTCCAGGCGGACAACGATGGTCAGGAAGGTGTGTGGAAGATCAATAAGCAGGCGTTCAAGATGAAAATCTACGATGACGCTGTGGACGGAGCCTTCAGCGACACCAACGGGACCAAGGTTATCAGCTGGCGCAACATCAAGGTCGCGGAATACAATGATCTGATCCGCTTGGGTATCTTTGGCGAGGCTGCCATTCCCGGCTACTACCTCCCAGGGGACCGGGTTATTGCTACCGCACCCTGCAAGCGGGGCGAAGAACTCATCCTGGCCACGGACGAAGAGGCTGTGGTGGAGAGTGTTCGGGACAGTCAGCATCCGGTGGAGCCGAAGTATAAGATTTCGGAGCTGAAGTGCACCACGGAGGATGGCCGAACCATTCGACTTTGCACCCTGCATCCCCACTCCGCAGAGCTTTTCAACAAGGACTGCGAGGAGCTGGCCCATGCTGCCCGCAAGGATGGTCGCCTGTGGCGCAAGTTTTGGCTTCTGAAGGAGCTGTTCCACGAAGTGAAGTACGGCTACGCGATCACTGCCCACCGTGCCCAGGGGAGCACCTACGGGACAGTGTACGTCGACACCGGAGATATTCTGCTGAACCGAAGCCGGCGAGAAGCTCTACAGTGCCTCTACGTTGCGACCAGCCGCCCCACGACGCGCCTCATTCTCACGTAAGACTGTCACCTAGAGTTATCGGGGTGGATTACAATGGAGTAATCCACCCCGATAACCATTTCCCCTCCCTGAAAGGAACCCCTGTGTCCGAAGTCATCCAATCCCAGATCCAAGAGTGGCGCCGCAAGGCCCGCGAAGGCACCCTGACCCCCGAAGAACTCCGCGCAGCCATCAACGCAATTCGCAAGGAACGGGTTGAGGCGTCGGATCGCTCCTCCACTTCCCGTGCTCGCACGGCTGCAGCGAAGGAAAAAGCCAAGCCGATCGACAGCGAAGCCCTTCTGAACGGGTTTTTCTAGTTCTATGGGCCGCAAATTCACCATCGAAGGCGGTGTCCGGGTGAAAGTCCCTGGGGACTACCCTTGGCCCTATGAAGGTCAGCCCGACCGAACCGTCTTTCTGGACCGCGATGATGTGCTGACCGAAGAGCGTGCCAGCTACGGCACCCGCCGCGGGAGCTATGCCAAGCACACTGGCCTTTGCTGCTACGACATTCGCCTCTTGCAGTCGGAAGTCGAACCTTGGCCCGAGCCTGTCCGGCTTCAATTCACCTTCTAACCCCGGGGCTTTGCCCCTCAGCCATAAAGTCATAAGGAAACCATAAGATGCCAGCCTCCTCAGTTCCTCAACTCCGACCGATGTTTCCCCACACGGTCGACAGTACCATCATCGGAACCATGCGCAGCTGCCTGCAGAAAGGATTTTTACAATATGTCCAGCACTGGAAACCCAAGGCACAAAGCGTGCACCTCGTGGCTGGCGGAGCTTTCGCAGCAGGAATTGAAGCAGCTCGACGAGCTTTTTTCCTACAGGGAGCTTCACCTGCTGATGCAGAAGGCGCAGGACTTGCAGAACTCATTCGACATTATGGCGATTTTGAGTGCCCAGCGGATTCCGCAAAATCGCTGGAACGAATGTGCGGAGCACTTGAATTTTATTTTGAACGTTATCCGCTGGGAGGCGACGGGGCCGATCCCATCGCATTTGCCGACGGCAGACGGGGAATCGAGTTCTCTTTTGCTGAACCCCTCGACATTCTTCACCCAGTGACGGGTGATCCCATCCTGTACACAGGGCGGTCGGACATGATCGCGCACAGGGCCAATGGCATCTACACCTATGATGAGAAGACGACCAGCAGCCTTGGGGCCTCATGGGGCCGGCAGTGGGAAATGCGTTCCCAGTTCACGGGCTATGCGTGGGCAGCGCGACAACAGGGGGTGAAGGTTGCTGGCACGATCGTCCGCGGGGTTTCGATCCTGAAGACAAAGTACGATACCATCGAGGTTCCAACCTACCGTGCTGACCACGAAATTGACCTCTGGTACGCTCAGGTCCACCGCGACGTCCGCCGGATGATCCAGGCTTGGGAAGAGGGCTACTGGGACTACAACCTGGATGGTGCCTGCACCGACTACGGTGGATGCAGCTTCGTGAAGGTCTGCAAGTCGGACACACCTGAGAATTGGCTCCCAGTCTACTTCGAGAAGAAGGTCTGGGACCCGCTGGCCCGCCGGGAACTCTCGGTCAGGGAGTTTGAGGAGTCCTGGGGGCATGTGCGGCATCCGAGCCTGCCGCCTGCCGAAGGGCTTTCCGAAGCCCAGTCTGCAACCTCTGGTATGTCGGACGACGCACTGGCCGAACTCGGGCTCTGAGGGGAAGCAGATGCGCTACCCTCTCACTGATTATGGCAGGGCCGAAGCTGCCTTCAACGAAGGTCAGGAGGCAGAAGGCTGGTATCACCTTTTCCTCTTCCAGGAACAATTCCACTATCCCTTGAAACGAGGGTGGAGGGAAAGCTCCCCTCGTCAAAAGGAAGCTCAGCGGCTTTGGCAACAACGAGGACTCCTGGAACGGGCAAAGGCGAACCTCCACCTAGTTTTGCGTGACCCCACCCTGGCTGTCGTTGCTGAATATCCCAGTATAAGTCAAACCCTTTCCCTGCTCAGTCGGTTGATCCTGGAAAACAGTTTGGCTATGGACACAATCCGCTCTCGCATCCCCAAATGAGCTGGACCCAGCATTTCCTCATCGAAGGAGCATACCTTGGCACTGCTTCCCGCACGTATTCAACCCAGTCGAAAGACGCTGCGCCTCCTGATGGCCACGCCTTCTTCTGCCCTCACTGCTCAACCCTCTGGGCAGTGTGCGCAATCGAGGGTCGGCCATCCTTCCCCCTGGTCCGAAACTGTCGGAAGCACTCCTTCACCAGCCCCTTGGGACCGGGAGGAAGTGTCTGGCTCAGCTGGGACCAGGAATTCGTGGAAGCTCTGCCGATTGCTGTTCTCCGACGAGAATTGGAGCTCCACGCAGACTGGCATGAACGTCGAACAGCAGACCTGATGGAGGCCATCTGATGCGACGACCTGCCCCGATGACCCGTATGCAGTGGGCCATCTACTATTCCCAGAGGCCCAGCCCGGAAGCCTGCCACCTTTGCTGGTGGTATCTTCTGCTGGCTGAGGCCTTCGGGGACACCTAGCCTTTACTTTCAGGATGTTAAAATGAACTTCGCCTACAAACTCCTCCCTGCTCTGGCCCTCTTCACGGCCCTTTCAGCCTGCAAAACCGATGCCGACATAGCCTCACATAACCTCTCACAGGCTGCCGACAACTTCGAGATCAATCGCCGAGTGGTCTTTTACAACGGTGTGACCAACGATTACATGCTGAGCATCGAAGGCCTTTGCTCGATTGGCAGCACGTCCAGCAGCAAGGGCGTTTCTGTGACCTGCAAAGTTGGTCCTGGAACCTTCAAAAAGCACATGCTCGGTCTGTCGGATAACGTAACCTACTTCGTCGAACAGCTGGAACCCGCCCCAGCAAACACCTACCACTACCGTGTGATCTTCAAACCCGCAGCGATCATCCCCGATATTCAGCCAAAACTTTGAAGAGCCCCTCATGGTAATCTGGATTTTCCTCACTGGCCTTGCCCTTTGGGCTTTCGGGACGCTCCTGAACTGGCTCATCACCCTCTATCAGACCCTGAAGGACGAGAGGGAAGAGGCAGCCTCCCGCGCCCGACAGGAATACTACTTCAGAATGTGGCTTCGAGAAGCAAGTCCCGATCAGATCCATTCGTGGATGTACAATAACCAACGGATACGGGAAGCTGCCCTCGCGGAAGCTGTATCCACCCCCTCAACCAACCCTGAAAAGGAAACCAAGTGACCACAGTTCTTCAAACTCCCATCCCTGCATCCGCTGCGACCCCTCGCTCCGCCCTAAAGGGTGCGAACATTCTGCTGATGGGACCAGCAGGCACGGGTAAAACTCACGCCGTGGGCACGCTAGTGGATGCTGGCGTCGAGGTTTTCTATCTAGGTCTCGAACCAGGCCTCGAAGCTCTCTTGGGATATTTCACCGACAGGGGCAAAGAGATTCCCCCGAACCTGCACTGGCACGAGATCGCAGCCCCGAAAGCGAGCTTCACTGACCTCCTGGCCAACGCGAAGAAGGTGAATACGATGGCGCTGGACAGCCTGGCAAAAATGTCAGACGCCAACCGGTCCAAATACAATACCTTCGAGCTTGTCCTGGGGAGCCTCAATGACTTCGTCGATGATCGAACTGGGCGTTCATTTGGATGCGCGGACACCTGGGGGGCAGGCCGTGCTCTTGTCGTTGACGGAATGGCTGGACTCTCACGAGCAGCTATGGCTCTGGTCGTCGGAGGGAAGCCAGTCCGAAACCAATCAGACTGGGGGATCGCTCAGCAGCAAGTGGAGACGCTTCTGCACATGGTTACGTCCCAACTCCGTTGTCACTTTGTCCTGCTGGCTCACGTCGAACGAGAGACTGATGCAGTTCTCGGAGGAGTTAAGATTACACTTTCCAGTTTGGGAAAAGCTCTAGCGCCGAAGCTGGTGCCGATGTTCAGCGATGTGATCCTGTCTGTTCGGGAGGGAACGAAGTTCACCTGGGATACGGGCAGCGCACTTGCAGACGTGAAGAGCCGCAATCTGCCGATTGCACAGAATCTGGAGCCAACCTTCGGGACGATCATCAGCAAGTGGAAAAGTCGTGGTGGGGTGCTGGAGAAGGAAGAAGGGGGTGGGGTATGAACAACACGAACGACAAGCTGCCGCAGTGGATGGCTGAGCGCGCCGAGAAGATTACCCGCGCTGCTGAGTCCCCAAACGGAGGACTTTATGCTGCCATCATTGAGGCTATGCAGGAAGCCGGCCGGGAGGTTGCGTTCTACTTCGCTGGGCAAAGTGCGCCGACGCCCACCGCAGCTGAAGCGCAAGGGGTGCCGAGCGAATTTGCTGCTTTCTTACGTGAAGGCGCGCGAGTCATCGGTGCTCTGATCGTCAAGTCTGATTGCCATGTAGATCGCAATCAGGAGTTCTACGACGCCGCCCAGTGGAATGCCAAGGCGCTGAGATATGCGACTCCACCCCAGCCCGCCAATCCGGCATCGGCTCCAGTGCAAAGGCACCCCGTGACAAAGCAGCCATGGGGCACAGCGCAAGGGGCAGAGCCGGTAGCGTGGATGTGGCAGCACCCGGAAACTGGGAATATCGGATTCGTTGAGCACGCCAGCCCGGAAGACCTCGCGCACTGGGAGCGCGTGAACCGACCGCGCAAGATCATCAAACCGCTAGGTGACTTAA